GTCACTCTTCAGTGGCACATGCTCGGCCCTATGCCAGACGTGTACCGCTACTTAGACGAACGTGAGAGGTATCTGGTGATCCACCCTACCGAGGGCGGAGGCTGGTCCCGCAATGTCGGCTTGTCTAGCCCGTTGAGATCCATCCCCAATGATCCAACCATGCTTCAGCGCGTCAGCGCGTTCACTGCGGCTGCCTTTGTTTATCTTTGGCCCAAGCTTGCCCTTGGCGAGGTTCTGAGTATGATCTTCCTGCATGTGGATCTGTGGCACGGCATCACCCGAGTTCTGGGATGGTTCGACATCAAGCCGCTTCGTCTTGTTCTGACTACCTCCATCGTGATCTCCGCTGCTGTGGTGCCTGGTCATGTCCTCCAGCATTTTGCCAACTTGTCCAGCCACTTCTGGCGCCAGCTGTGGTGGCCCGGGTACTTGCGCCGTCTGATCCGCATTGCCATCATTGAACTCTCTGGGGCTCCCGGTTCAGTGACGGCGTGCGCCGCTGGCCGTGGTTGGGCTTGGCAGGCACTCATATGGGCCATTGCCTTGCATTCAATTCTGCCCGGCCTTGTGCCCGCACTTGTGGTACCCTGGGTGGCATACACCCACGGCTGGAGCTGCCTGATGTCCATTTGGCTCTCCCTTGTTGTGGTCGAAAATTTGGCTGCGGCCCGTTCTGGCCCCCTGGTCACCGTGCCTGAGGTCTGGACCACCACACGCCATGCCCGCACATTGGACGCTGTGCTTGAACTCTTCGGCGCGGTCCAGTTTGGAATAGGCATTCGGTGCAAGCCGGACCGTAGACGGTGCCCTCAGACCGGCAGGCTCGTTTGCCCTCCGTCTGGTCCGCTGCCTTGGGCTCGTCCGTCTGTCAACACTGCTGTCGTGCTGGCCGCCCAGTTCGTCCCGACGCTTGCGCCTCGCACGTTATCCGTTCGGACGCACGCCTGGAACGACCTGTGCGATGCGCTTCGATACGCGCGGTGTGCTGCGTTCCATGGCTTCAATCTTCTACACCGCGCAGCATATTTGGGCCAGTGCCACATGGGCAGCCGCAACGGTGCCAACCCTCTTCCCGAACTGCCGAAGCTGGTCCAGCCTACCGTTCGCCGCCGCAATATCGACCGGGTGTTGCCGACTGTTGTGGTCCAACCGAACGCGCCAGTGGCCCCTGTCGGAGCTCAGCTCGCCATCCCTCCTGACGGGCTTACTTTCCCCGACTGGCTTGCGCAAGTGGAAACCGCATACCGCGCCCAGCCCGGAGTCCATCCCGCCTTGACACCTGGTCAGGATTGTTTCTGGCAGTGCGTCGCCAGCCTGGGAGGTACACCTCACATGTGGTTTTGCTGGTACATGGAGTTCATGCGGCGCAGAGTGCCACCCAACGCCGGGGTCATCGGCGGTGTGAACATTATGGACATGCATATGTTTGCTGCAGTGAGCGGAATTGGCGTGCGAATTTCAGGCGTGACCGAGGAAGTCACCTTGGCCCAGGCGGCGCGCCCCACGCTCAACATCGTGCTGAGCAACGTCCCGTTCTCAAACGACTTGCATGCCGAAATCGCCCACACTCCGGCTTGCACCGGCGCCGTGCAGAATTTGGCTGTGATTCTCCGAAGCTTGCGCGGCATGCACCCTACATGGCACGCGCAGTTCCTCCATGGGTTTCAAAATGCTCCAGTGGATTCTGCCCCCACGCCGCTTCCATCCTTGTTGGCCATCGCCGGTGAGCACGCTCTGCCCAACACTATGTCGGACATTGCGGACGCTGTCCAGGCCTCTGTGCTGGTCAACCCCATCAACCAGGCCCGTCCGAGTGGCTTCTCGCTTGGCCGGAACGGCAATGATCCACTGTACGCGTACAACTCGCCTGTGCCGCAACGCCGCGTCGCGCGGTTGACTCCGGCAGCAGCCTACCGGGGTTTTCGCAAGCATGACAAACCTCGACCCCGAACTCAGCAGTGGGCCCTTGGCCGTAAAGGGGACACCACCACCATCGGGGCCAGTGCCCGCCAGGACCGTGACAACGCAACTCGCAACAATTTGCGACCCGAGCCTGCGGCTTGGGTCTCGCTGATGAACGAACTCCGCGTGAAAGTGTCAGATTACTTGCAGCACCAGCTCCCTGCCGTCCCCCTCGAGGAGGAGGTTGTGATGTTCACAGCCAGTGTTGACCGTGCTGATCGCCTAGTCTCAGACCTGAAAGCCAACCCCCAGGTTCTGGGTGGCAAGGCCGATGCTCGCTGGCTTCAGTCCTTGGCGTCGATCATTGACCTCTATCGCTTGGAGAACCGCACCGTCACCGTGCCCGTCCGCACTTACTTTGGTTGTGGAGGCAGTGGGAAGACTACCGCCACTGAGGAGTACTTGCGCTCGCTTTCTCCCGAACTTCGCGCCTTGGCTAGAATTGTGTCCCACACTGAGTCACTGCGTGCCCAGTCAAAGCTGGCCCTCGACTTCCCGGAGATGCGCGGCGTCAATTTTCCTACGATCCCAGGCATTCTGTGTGAGCCCACTTCCGGCCCCATCATTTTTGACGACGCCGGCAAGTTCTGGGGTGGGATCCTAGACTTGGTGCTTCTCACTAACCCGATGGTCCCTGAGATCGTGATCAACGGAGACCCGGCACAAGCCACCACCAAGTTTCCCATTGGCGGCACTCAATCTGAGTTCGACAAAGGCCCGCTGGTCGTTGCCGAGCTCACCACCAAGTATGCTACCGTCTCCCATCGTTGGTTCGGCCTGCTCGCAGACGTCTTCGGCCTTCACACCACTCGCACTAACCGCGGCCATATCACTCACACCGTAGGGCCCAAGCATGGCCTCCCAGTCACCACTGCCTCACCCCGCTACGTACAGGTACTCGCCAGTGCCGGCCGCGAGGCCTACACTCACGACTCTATTCAGGGTCAGGATTTCGGATGCGACGTGGAGGTGGATATGTCCGCCTTGGAGGAAGCCGTGTCAGACAGGTCGGCATACGTCGCGCTGAGCCGCAGCAAAACTGGCGTGTACCTACACATGAACGCCGCAGACCCTCGCTCGACCATTCGGGCCCCGCCAACTGGCAGCGACCTTCTCAACGCTGTCTTGTACAGCATGCGCGCGGGCAACTTACCGACGCTGATGGCCGGGAACGACTTGACTCGCGCCACGTTCTACGCCCACCTGCACGCATCGATGCCCAACCTCAAGTGGTTCGCCAACGTCGGCGCCACCCTGGACATTGGCCACTATCAGTCCGTTACGGCTGCGTCCAACGAGATGACCGCCATCGAGTACCCTGTGGCCGAAGGTTCGCGCTCTGAACACTTGATACCTAGCGAAGCGTGTGTCGAACACCACATTCATGAGACGCACTGGGCTGCCAAGGAGTTCCGCGAGGTGGGCCGTGGGGGCCTTCAGACCGATCAGTTCAAGGAAACTGCTTTTGTCAACCCCCATGTACATAAGCGTAAGGACCACGCCACGTACAAGCTGACTGTTGAGAAGCGTATCACCAACGCCACGCCTGCCGCCAATTTCACGCGTATGCGCAAGTGTGCCCGCCGCGACATGATTGACGAGTATGTGCGCCTCTGCCCTTCCCCGCCGCAGTGGTCGCCCGACAAGCACGTCATGTACCTTGACCGCGCCCGCACCGAGTACGAGTCCGGGCGCACCGAGGCGGCTGTACTTTCAAAGCTTGCCGCGCATGACCCCGAGCGAACAGGCTGCGACGTGGTCAACTCACTCAAGGCCCAAGTCATCAACAAGGAAGAGAAGCGCAACAAGATGGAGGCCATCCCCGGTCAGCTCATCTATGAGTATGACATCGCCCAGACTCTGGAGGACGCGGCGTACGCGCTATTCCTGGAGGAGGAGCTTTTCCCCGCCTTCCCGGACAACTTCCTGTTTTACCGCCGCATGAATCCCAGCCAGTTTAAGGCTGCCTACGCTGCTCGTTGGCGCGTCGGCAATGGCGTCCACACTTCCGACGTGACGCGTTGGGATGTGGGCTGCGACGCGGGGGTGCTGAATTTTGACGCGTATTTGTTTCGCTCCGTTGGCTTTCCTGAGCCTTACGTTGAGGCTTACGTCCACCGGCGCCTGAACACCCGCTCCCAACATGGTTCGTTGCAGACCGCGCAGCCTTCTGGCGACCGGTTCACATGGACTCTCAATTCCATGCGCCGCGCTGTGGTTGCCTCCATCGTCCTTAAGGTCAAGCCTGAAGACACGGTGGCCATTAACGGCGACGACGAGGCACTTGACCGGTGCGCAGACGCGCTGCCGTTCCCCGACACCGTCTGGGAGTTCAAGGACCAGAACGGCCCCACCGGCGAGTTTTCCGGCTTCGAGCTGGGCGGCCCGGAACCTGTCTATTCTGCCCGCGGCATTCACTATCGCACCATGGTGCTCATGTCCAGGGACCCTTCTGCCGTTGAGAAGTGGGTCAATTACCTTGGTCTCCTCGAGCACGTAGATTGCCACGCTTGGGAGGCCCTGGACGTCGCGCGCGCCGCTCGGGACCATATGCCGGAACATTTGTTCCGCGCTGCTCTCCCTGCTGCCTTTCGGCCCCACTTCCCGGACGTTCGGTTCTCTTGAACCATGACCCTCGTCTTTCCCTTCACCAAATTGGTTATGTAATCTTTCCTTCCGTTCTTTCTTACTGGACTATTCTCTCCTTTGCTCGCTGCACCCGTCC